ATTCGGTAAGTTGTTCTTCGTCCATTGGTGAACGTGATGCTTCTGCTCGGATGATTAAATGTTTATGTACTAATAAACTATTTTTCATCCCGGCTCTTTATACTAAATCTTTTGCTTTGCCTAGTATTGGTTTGTATTTAGTTTTGCCTTCTGATCTATAAGCCCATAAAAATGAAGCTCTTGGTTGATCAGGAATCCAGCTGCAATGTATCCATCCCGAGTTGGGTTCGCCAGGAGTGTAGTACTCGACGATCAATTGATCATACGGTAGGTTATCTTTAATCCAGTCAGCTAGTTCTGCATTATCTACACCAACACATTCGAAATCTGCCGCTTCAGCTTTGGCGTGCTGCGATCGTGCCGAGCTGCCGATGGCCTCACATAATTCTATGCTGCGAAAACCGCTAGTCACCTTTACCCTGCCGAAATGATCACGTACCGGCTGGAGAATATTCTCACACAATGCTTTTAATTTTTCTACCTGCTCCGCACTGGGATTATTGTTGATGCCTCTACGTATGGCAGTGTCACTTTTGGTAAGCTCTGAGAGGGTAAAATTTCGTGAAAGATTCATCCAAACATCCTCTCTAACACAAAAACGACTGCTGTTCCCGCAACAGTCAAAAGAACCCAATAGATCTGGTCTATCTTACCGCCCAATTTTTCTACGTCTTCGTGCACGTGTTTTAAATTTTTTTTGACACCTGAAATGTGTCCGTACAAAGATAAAATGTGTTCTCTCGTATTTTTAGGTTCTATTGCCATTATGTTAATCTTGTGTTTGTTCTTTTGTTTTTAACGTACCTTTTTTCTAAAGGATCTAACAATACTTCTTCTGCTGACGTAAGTCTAGTCACAGGATCAATATTTACATTGCCCTGTCCAATAAATCCTGTAGGAGCTGCAGCCATATTTAAATTTGCTGGATTATTATTAAGCATTTGATTAGCTTGACCTACTAAATCTGGTAATAATTCAGAACTTAATGGGTTTTTAATATCTGGAAATAAATCTCCTTCTAATGGTGTTTCAGATAAAACTTCTCTAATTCTGCCTATTACATCTTGAGCTTGTTCAAAAGGATTTCTTACACCTAATTCTGTAGCTTTTTTATCAAATAAAATTTTAACATCTCTTGAAATACTTAAAGGTCTAAATATTCCCTCATTTAAAAATCCAAAAGATCTTCTTTCTCCTCTACTAATCATATTTTGTGCAAGTTTATCTTCACTCATTCCTAGAGTTTTTGCAGCTTCCATATCTAAAAATAATTCTCTATTAGTTTCATACAATGCTCTATTTGCATTTATGTATGCATCTACAATTTGTTCTGGAGTAACCACTCCACCTTTTAATGTTGCTGATGTAAATAAATTTCTTGAATCTCTAATACCTTTTTTAAAGTCTGTAATTTTATAGTTAAAAGATTTTTCAGGATTTACTTCTACTCTTCGCAGCCCTGCAATACCAGCTAACTCATTACCAAACTCGTATTGATTACCACGCTCATCAAATCTACCTTTGTCATTTATAGGTCTAATAGATAAACCTAATCTAGTTAACTGTTTCCAGTTCAATGGCATTTGTGTATCTACAAGGTGACTAATAGATTTAGATATTTTATCTCCTACCGCATCTTTTTCGTTCCACAATTGTCTGTCATCTCTTGTTCTACCACCTCTTACAATAATATCTGCTAGGCCCTCTGTCCAAATAGATTCTGATATAAATGGTGAACCTAATTCTTTTGTAGACTCAATCATACCCAAAACAAAATCATCGACGATTCCATCTTCATCTGCTCTACCTGCATTTACTTTATTTAATACAGTTTGTATTGGTCTTGTAACTGTATCGTATGCATTTAAGTGTGAGAAATCTATGTAAGATAATTTACCATCTTCATCTTTAAATGGTACAAGTACAGAATTTTTAGACCAGTCAGCAACATATCTTCTCATTGCATCAATCTCATCATCTGCAATATTGTATACAGCTTGAGCCATTGCAACTGTACCAAGTGGTAATGCAGCTGTAGTTAAAGCCATACCTGTTAATCTTTGTATACCTCTGCCTCTTAATGGATTAACAGTTCTACCATTAACAACTGTAGAATAATTAATTTCTTTTAATGCAGTTTCTACAATATTAGAGCTTGTTCTAATAATTTCTGCAGGGAAAGCCACAAAGTTTCCAACAGGTAGTTTTCTTAAACCCTTAATAAAATCAGATACAAATGCATAGTTAGGCACATTGTTTTTAACTAAATCGGCTGCTGCTTTTTTTAAATATTGATCATTTAATATTTGTTTAGCTCCATTCATATCAATAAACTCCTGCCCTAATTTAATACCTGCTTTATCATATGCTTTAGCAAGTTTAGATTTTTCACCTAAATATGTAAATATTTTCCAGAAGTCATCCTCTGCTGTATAGTAATCTTCTGCACCTCTTTTTATTTTTTTAAGTCCTTTTAAAAACCTACCAAGACCATAATCACTATCTAATTTGTTAAGTGTTTTACCAAAGTCTACATCTTCTAATAGATCTGCTACTTGTCTTAATTGTACGTTAGAGTTTACAACTCCAAGTTCTAAAAGTTCTTGATAGAATGGATTGTCTCTTCTAAATCCTTTAGCCTGTAACGCGTTAAATGCTTTTTTAACATCTTCAATTTGACCAAAAGGTAAGTGACCATTAGCTGCAGCAAAAGCTGTTGCACTAATAAAGTTTCTTGCGTGTGTAAATGGTGCAAGAATTGTTTTAGACATTTGTGATAAACCTTTAGGATATAAAATTAAACTATTATAAAGTTGTTTAGGTATACTTTTTCCTGATTCTTGTGTTTGTTTAAAAGCTTGAGCATAATCTTTTAATGCAAACTTACCTTGTAATGGATTAATTAAATCCATTATTTCACCTTTAGCGGATGTCTTAACTAATGCGTCTTCATCTATAGTTTTTAATGTGGCTGCAGGATCTAACCATCTATCTATTTCTCTTGCAGCATCACCTTTGGCTGATGTAATTTGTGCAAAATCGTCTGTAGTACCACCTGCATATCTCATAGCATCTGCTGAATTATTATATAAAAAAGGTATTCTTGGTTCTGGTCCCACTCGGCCACTCGCTAACCACTCATCATATCTTTTTTTAAGTTCATTATTTTTTACAATTAAATCATCAAAAAATTGATTACTTCTAACCATAGAAGATAAATTGGCTGTGCCTTCTACAATAGAAGACATTGGGTTATTTGCTTTACCTAATAATTTTTTTATAGCTGCTTGAGATACACCACTTAATTCAGAAACATTAGCGCTGTATAGTCTATTATATTTAGGATCTAACATTTTTTTATTAGTTAAGGTTTCAGCAAGAGAATCTTTCATAAATGCAGGTACACCTTTTTCAAATCTTATTTGACCTGGTGCTGTGCCTTTACCTATTGTTAAACCTTTAGGTAAATATGCACCTTTCCATACTTCATCCACCATATCTTTTGCTAGATCGTCATTAAGTTTTAAACCTTTTTGTGCTGCTATATCTTGAAATTCTTTTACTGCTTCTTTTATTAAAGTATTTGTAGGTCTAACATTATCTGCAATAGTTATAGGATTATTTCTAAATACATCATAACCTCTATCTAATACATCGTTAATGTATTTAGGTATCATTTTTTCAAAATCTTTTAAAGCTGTTGGGGTAAGTCTTCTGCCCATTAAAGTAAATAACTCACTCCAAGTGTCTCTAACAGTATCAAACTGATTAAATAGTTTAGTAATATCTTCTTGTTTAGCTTTGTATTTAGTTTTTAAAAGTTTTTGTAAAGCTTCTTTTTTAGCTGTAGGAATAGATTCTATTTCTACGTTATATAATTGTTTACCTGTTTTAAATTCTTTACCGGTTTTAGGATCTAATGCAATTTCATCTACTGTAAAAAATTTAGGTTTTAATTTACCATTTTTTGCATTACCTGATAGCAACACATCATTTAATTCTTTACCAATAGTTTTTTTAGCTTCTAAAAAAGGTACTTTACTCACTGCAACTTTTTGATAAGTTTTAGCTAGGTTATCTGTAAGTTTATCTATTTGTCTCATAGCCACATCACCAACGTTAGTGTCTCTAGCCACTCTACCTGCCATTACATTTTTTGCATCAAAACCTTCTTGAGTTAATACACCATTAGATCTAAACCAACTGTCTAATTTATCTATGCTCTTATCAAATCCACGTTTCACTTTATTCGATCCACGCACCTCTCTCATCTTACCAACTAATTTACCAGCCGCACCGAACGCACCGGTAAACGCGGCACCTTCTATACCAAACTTAAGTCTGTTCATTAATTCGTTAGCAGCGCTGTCACTATCTCTATTTATTTCTGTAGGCCCACCCATAAAATCACCAAAGCTTCCTGCTTCTTGTACGTCACCAACTGTAACACCTTCAGCTAAACCTGCAGCTATTGATCCTTGTGCAAACCTTCTAGTTTTTTCACCTGTTGTTATAGCTCTGCCTGCTTGCTTTGCAGCTATAGTTGCTTTACCCAAACCACTTGCAGCTTTAAATGCAAGACCACCAGGTACACCAATGTTAACGATAAGTTCTGTAATTTTACCGATACCTGTTGAGGCTGCTAATTCATCGAATGGATTAATTTTTTCAAAATATGCTTCAACTGCTTCGACTCTGTCTTTGTCTACACCTAAATCTAATAATGCTGCACCGAATGTTGCGGTTCCTTCTACAATTTTTATAACACCAGAGGGTATGGCTGCTGCCATAGATAAAGCCCAATTTGGAGAGTCTGTTTTATCTGTTTGTGATTGAGTGGTAAATACTGTCAAAGTAACCTCCCATTAGAATCTTTTAACTTTTTTACCGTTTACCACTTCATAAACGTCTTTAGTATCTTCCTCTATATAAAATTTACCTTCGTCAGAACCATCAGGACTTGGTTGATATTCTCCCGCACCTGCAGGTATAATTTCTGTTTCCCTATCAGGGAAACGTGCTTTAATAATTATTTCCATATCTGTTGTACCTAATGTTCCTTGTTTAGCTCTAAATTCTGCAAATTCTTGACCTAATGTTCCTTTTTTTAGTTGTGCTGAAGCTGAAGCTAATGATAATGCTTTTTTAATATCTTCTTTAGATCTTTTACCAGCAATATAATCATTGATTGCTAACACTGTTGCTGTTTGATCTACTTTTTCATTAGCCGCAATAGCTTTTTCTGTTTTACTATCTCTAGATGTTGCAAATCCTGCTACATCAGCTGCTGCCGATCCTACAGTTGCACCCTCCTGTTGTGAGCCTTCAAAGAATTTTAATAAGTAATCTGATGCATCACCTATTCTAGCTTTTTTAACTTTTTCTTTTTGTCCTTCACCTAATAGTTCTTTAAATAATTCTGCGTTTTCTTTAATTAAATCTTTTGCACTTATCTCTGTGTTTGATGGTATCTTATCTTTATTTGGATCTTCTGGTTCAACACCATATTGTGCAGCGTCTTTACCACCTCCTTCATATACAGGTTCAAATTGTTTAGATTCTTTAAGATCTGCTATTATGTCTGCTTTAAGGTTTTTTCCTAATTCATTTGTTCCGGGAGTATAAGTTATTCCAGGAGGTTTTAACATTGAGTCTACATTTGTAAATACAGACTCACCTATAAATTTTCCTTTTTCATCTACAGTATCTCCTGTTGCTTTTCCAAACATATTATCATAACTATATTTTGAATCTTCTTTTATTGATAACTCACCGTCATCATCAGTTTCAAAAATACTTTTAAAAAGAGCGCTATTTTGTGGAAGAGTATTAGCGTAATTAGTCATAAATTTACTGTAATCATCTTTAGTGTATAGATCTCCACCTAAAACTAAATCACCTTTTTGATAACCAACTCTACCTCCAGCTTGATAACCTAGATTAGCAGTTATTCCCGTTCCACGGCTATCTACCGCGCCACCTCTAAACATTGGTCTTCTTAAAATTCTACTCATTAGCCAAATAATCCTAGTTTACCACCAATACCTGCAATACCTGCGGCACCTCCTAAGAATTGTGCCATAGGACTAGCCGGAGCTGCTGGTGGCGCATATCCAACTGTTTGGGTTGGGAATGCTCCCGGTTGAATTTGTGCAAGTTGTTGACCAATCAATCCTATTTGTGTGAATGGTTGAAACTCTGCTTCTCTTGCTGCTATTTGATTAGCATCTAATATTGCTTGATCGTATTGTTGTTGCGCTTGACCTAATTGACTTTGATATCCACCAAGTCCTTGTCTTGCCGCCAAATCTTGTGCCGCTGCTGCTTGTGCTTGTTGAAATCCTTGTGCTAATAATTGTGCTTGTAAGTTTGCTCTGTTAGTTGCTGCACCTCTTGCCGCTTCTGCTGCAAGCACACCTTCTCGTCCACCACCATAAGCACCAGCTTGAATAGCTTGATCACGTCTAGCTGTATCTGCAATAGTTTGTTGTCTATCAAATTCTGATAATGTTGTATCAATAACTTGTTGTTGATACGGAGACATAAACTGTTGATATGCATCAGGTCCAACTAAACCTGTCATTGCAGGAGCTGTTGCTGCTGCTAATGCATCTGTTTGTGCTTGTGTTCTTGCTGCAACTTTAGGTGCATATACAGATGTATCAATACCTGTAAATGTAGAAGGTACTGCACCTGCACCTAATTTATCAATTGATTTTAAAAAGGCGGTAAGCGAACCTTCTAGTATCGGTGCTGGTTTTGTTATTGTAGTTGTTTCAGCCATTATGCTCTTGCCTCTAGTTTATTCATTACATCATACATTCTCTTTGCACCTTCGTTAACACTGCCACCACCTGCTGCTCTAACAGCATCGGCGGTCATTACAAATTCATTTTTAGAAAGTCTTGCAGGTACATCATCTGCTCTTTCTTTTTTACCTATTGGTACAAATCCTCCACCTCTTAAATCCATTTCTTTACCACCAAGATTCATTAGTCCACCATCTTTAGCTTCCATAACTATTTTTTCTTTAATTTTTTCTTTCATTTTTACATTATCACCAGGACCTTTGTATTCATATCGGTCTTTGTAAAATTGTTTTAATTCTTCTATACTATTAGGTTTTCTTTTAAATTGTATTTCAAATTCTTCAACTAAATCCATAATAGGTATATCCATATCGTTCATAGCAAATTTTGCAGACTCTTTTATCTCTTCATCTTCTATGTTCTCAACAGCATCACCAATACCACCAAATCTTAAACCTACTCTACCACCGTTGGCTTTCGGTTCACCATATTTTTCAATGTAATCTTCTTTAGATATATTAGATCTACTACCTGTTATGGGATCCATAATTTCATAAAAAGCTTCATTTCTTCTGCCACTATCTTCTTTAGAATAAAATTTAATTATAATGGGTTTGTTGTCTATTTCATAACTAGATTCTATACTAGATTCTGTATCCATTTGACCTGGAGTTTGACCTAACAATGCATTTAATCCACCCTGGTTAAATCCTACTCTACCACCAGCTCTGTATCCTGCTGATGCGATTGTTTCTTCAATTTCTTCTTCAGTAAAGAATTGATATGCGCTCATTGCATTTCTAATTGCGTCAGCTCTAGCTCCACTATCCGCTAATAACTCTGCTGCTGCTAATGCATCATCTATAATTTGTTGTTTTTGTGCGAGCACACCTTCAGTGTACATTGCATCACCCGTTCCTTGAGCTAATGGAACACCTACAGCTGTTGCTGAAGCTGCATTTAATCCAAGTGAAGTACCTCCAGGTCGAAGTATATCACCTACACCACCACTACCTTGTTCAGCTGATAAAAAGTTAGAAGCTTTTTGTAATCCTGTAATTCCTAAATCTCTTCCTTTTTGAAATATATTTCGAGCTCCAGCATAATCTCCTGCGGGAGATTTTAAAGTCTCAAGTTTTGAACTTGCTCCTGGTGCTGCTAATGCACCTGACGCCGCTGCTATACCAGCTGATAATAAATTAAGATCGTCTTCTGTTGTGCCTTCTTGTGCTAATTGTGAAAATATATTAGCACCACCAGATAAAGCTGCTCTTCCTGCCATCGTTCCGAATATGCCTGAAGTAGGTGCTAAAAAAGGAACAGCTGCAGCAGCATAGGGTAAGAAAGGTTTTATCTCATTAGGTATAACCTTATCGAGTACTTTTCTAACTGGTTTGAATATTTTTTTAAAAAATCCCATATTTTCTCTTTAAATTATATATTGATAGCAAGTACGCAAAGCTTGTAAATAGGCGAGTGTATCACAATTTACAAGGTTTTTATACATTCGTCAATCGCTGATATTAAAACCAGCGCCTATCTTTATCTCTTCTACAGTCACATTTACGTCTCTTCGTATATGTTCTGATTTGGTGTCTGTATTTGGATTTTGTACATCCGCTAACGCTTCCGCATCTGACATATATTCTTGGCCTGTTTCTGTATTAGTTAAAGTTACCTCTGTTTTAGGTGTAATTACTGGTACTCTTTTACCATCAATTGTTTCATACCTAACAGAAGCTTCTGTTTCTATAAACGGCATTATCTGTCCTCCCTGTTAATTTCTAGTATAGATGCCACAACGTGCAATCTATTTGCATCTGCAGCGGTTACTTGTAATACTTCACTTTCTTGCATAATTAAAGGCTCATTTAATAATTGTTCTGTAGCATTACCTGCTATAGTTTTATTTTTAAATATAGTAAATTTATCAGCTGATGCTGGATCTCCATTAAATAAGTCTACTGTAATATCACTACCATTGTTTGTGTCATCACAAACTAATATAGATTTTACAATAGCTCTAGAGTTAGATGCTACAGTATATAAAGTTGTAACTGTGTTAGTTGTTAAATCTAATTTTTGGTTTTTATATATATTTGCCATTTATCCTAATCCGAACCACGTATATCTTTCCGAGTCCTCTTTAAGTTGTGTTAAGTATGTAGAGTTTAATTGTTCAATGATTGTAGTTAACGCTCTGTTAATTTGTCTTTGATTATCTTCACTATATTCTTTTTTAGGTTCAGGTAATCTTACTACAACTTTTGTCATTATCCTCTCCTTCCATCTGGTTGTATGTCAACTTGAAACGTACCAAATCTCCAGGACTCGCCTACACCAGTATTTTCTATTTTTATATTTGCATATCTTCCTCTTGCTCTTGTGTCAACTTTTAATGTACTAGAATTAATTATAAAAGGACTTAAAGCAGTTTCTATATCATCTTGTGATGGAAAATCTTTTATAGATAATGTTACTTGATTATTACCTGTCAATACTTTGAAGTTAGGTAAAAATCTTCTCATCGCTAAAAATACTTCTGCTTGATCTGGTTGCAAAGAAAAACTAAATGATTGAATAAAAGAAGTAAGTGTGGTTACACTACCATCTGGATTTACTTGATCGGTCCCCGACTCGTGTTCAAACAATACACTTCTACCTAAACCTGATTCACCTATGATTGCAGGAAAAGAACCTGTGGCTGAACTGCTGTATGCTGTAGCATATGGTTTTGGATAAACTAAAGAATCAATCCAAGTTGTTCTAATAGAATTAGTATTAGTTCCTGTATACCAGTTACCCATAGGTAATCTTGCATTGTTTTGTCCATAGTTATAAACTACATATCTATTATTAAAATCTGATCCTGATGTTGGATACCACCAAGTAACTTCAGTAAATAGGTTATTAATGCCTGCACAAACTTGTTGACCTTTAGTTGTATCTACATCATCGTAAACATAATCCTCAACAGAACAAGGTAAAGTATTTACAGTACCATCAAATGAGAAAAAACCATTATTACCCATCCAGTATGCAACACCATCAATCTCAATTGCTGCATTTTTACCAATCAATCCACAGTTAGTACCAACTTGTTCAAAGCCAAATGTAAAAGGAGCTCCAACAAATTTCATTGTGTATAGTGCATTATCTGTCCATACTAGAATATTTTCTTTTGCAACCAAAGCTCCTACAATTTTAGTACCATCTTGTATTCTTTGTGTACCGGCTGTGTTAGTTGCTTCTGGTGTATATGCATTTATATTTTCATCTTCAGAAAATCTTATAAACATATCGTCTTGTGTAGAAGGTGATCCAATAGTTGTTTCAGTTCCGAAATGAATTAAGTGACGTGTTGTTGGTGAAATAAGTGTAACTCTTGTGGCTGTTGGATTGTTTGTAGTTTGAAATCCTGATGTAGTTGTAGAAGCTCTTGTAGATAATCTTGCTGCAATAGAAGAATCCCAAGTAAAAGTTTTACCATTGGCAATAGTTGCAACTAATACATCACCAAAATTACTTAACTACCAAAGTCCCGGTTCAAGAGTAACGGTAGCTGCATCCACTGCATCTCCCCATCCTGAAAATTCTGTAGCGTTTGTAACTGTAGCACCATCAGAATGTATTGCGCTTGATGTTCCTTTTTGTGCTCTAGAAATACCTGTTAGTTCTGCACCAGCAACACCTGTATAAGTTATTAATTCATTACCTACTGCTATTGTTCCACCTCCTGATGGAAAACCTGTAGTAGAGGCTAAACGTATTTGCGTAGCTGAACCATTGTTACCATTAGTATCCGCGGCCAACGCTCCATCTAGTGTTGATGTTTGTGCTCCTTGAACTGTACCACCATATTGACTAATACCAAAACCATAACCATAAGTTTGTGCAGCTGGACCCACTCGTTCATAAGGTTTTATATCTACGCTACCACCAGACGCTGTAGAACCTGCACTTGTAAAAGTTATAGTAAAAGTGTTTGCTGTTGGTGTAGAAATAACTTGAAATAGTTTATCTTCAAAATCTGATGCACTTAATCCTGTACCACCAGGTAAAGTTACACTATCTAATAAAACAATATCACCGTCTTCTAAATTATGTGCTGCTGATGTTGTAATGGTAATAGTAGTTGTGCCATTAAAAGTAAAAGTAGCTGCTGAAATAGTAGTTGCTAAAGGAGTTACATCAAAAAATTGACCTTCAAAATATACAATTAAAAATTTATCTGTGCCAATTGCAACATATCTATTACCATCTTGGTCAACGAATGCGTGTTGTTTTCTAGCTACACCTACTAAAGAATCTGTAAGTAATGATTGCCAACCACCAACTTTTTCTGGTAGTCCATATCTAAATCTAACATTATCTGAATCAACCCAACGACCTTCTGCCCCAACTGCTGTATCTTGTTTATCTATTCCGGGAGCAAACTTAATCTTCGTAAGCATTATTACTCCTATGCTGTATTAGTTTTTAACTGCCAGCCTTTACTTGCCCCAGTATAAAATAATGTGACTGATTGATTATTAGTAGTTAGGTCTATTGAAGAGTTTGCACCTTGAATATTTTCTGAACCATCTGGTGCTACAACACATTTGTTTGTTGCAAAACCATTTGATGCCGATACGTCCATAATAACTATTTCATCCCCAACAGAACCTGCAGGTAAAGTAATTGATACAACATTAGCAACTGTGTCCACACCAATTTGATCACCTGGTACTGCTGTATATGCAGTTTTGCTAGCTGCAGTTACTGTTGTAAATCCTTTTTGCAACATACCTAATGTTGTTGCTGGTACACTACCTCTAGAATAAACTAAAGCTGTTGCGCCTTCTGGAAGAGGGACTTGAGTAGATGCACTTTGACCCGTTGTAAGTAAAGTTACTGTATAACTATCACCAGCTCCACCTCTAGTTGTTGCATCCTCTACAAAAAATACTCTGTTCGCATTACCACCTGTTGTTGATGCAGGCATAGCTAAACTAGCATTACCAGATAAAGTTCCAGTAAGTTTAATATAAAGATTCTTACCATTCGCGGTCGACGATCCATCAGCCAAGCTTAACGTAGTAGTACCCGTGCTTAAAGTTACTTCTACATAACCTGATGCTGCTGTTTGTAATAGTTGTAAATTAGTATTTGTGATTGCGCCCCATAGACCAGCTTTTTCACCGGTTGTGACTAATTCTAATGATAAATCTGTTGAATAAGTTGATGCCATAATTTTAGTACGTTTTGATTGGTGTCCAAACCATTGTTGCTACTGGTATTATATAGTTGCGCGTAATAACTCCTGGTTCTACTGTATTTAGTGTTAAACCTGAACCTGTAGGACTTACATTTGCTTCTCCGCTTATTGTAACATTTCCTGTAGCTAAGGTCAACGAGTTCTTCACAGCTGTTACATTAGCATCAGCAGTAACTACAAAAGTACCTAATCCTAAAGATACTGCACTTCCTGTAAGTGTATGATTAGCATCAGCAGTAATAGTTAAATCACCTAGGCCTAATGTTAGTTGATTTGCTGTTAAATTTTCTGTAACGGCATCTGCAATAATACCTACACTACCTATTGTAATAGTTAGTGAATTTTTAGATACTACTACATTTACATCTGTATCGGGTCCTGATGTAGCGAATGGTAATGCTGATATTGCGTCAAATCCTAAACTCATAAATAATCCTTAAAAGGAGACAGGGGGTATGTGGTGGTGCCCTGTCTCCATCTAAAGATTATATACTATATTTTTATAGTATCAACTACCATAATTACAGTTAAAACTTATGCCATATTTCACTTGATCATTTAAATTTCTTTTACAGTAATGTTTTAAAAAAGATGAAAAAATAGCAAAAGAACCAACATCGGGTTCTACAGTTTTATTAATTTCAGGAAATTCTAATATTTGAGGATGTTTATTTAAATAGATAACTCCTGAAAAAAAACAACCTCTATGTCTATGACTTTTTGTATAATGACTTAAACCATTTTTTAATCCCCAAGAGTCACGTAAAAAATAAGTTTCGTTTTTAATGTCTTTGTCTACATCATCAAAAATCTGCCAAAGAAGTTTTAAAAATTCTAAATCATTATTAAAATATTGATAACTAGTCATCTCTCCAATAATATTACTTTTAAAAGAATTATTATTATCTGCCTTACACCCTTCTTCAATTTTATCTATAAAATATTTTATATTTATTTTATTAAATTTACCTTTATAAAAAAAGAAAGGCTGTTTAATTGTAGATATTATTTTATCTTGAATGATCATAGTATTAGCTCTGTTAATCTAGTGTTCAGTCCTATGGTACCTTTATAAAAAGTATTAAAAGCTAAACTTATTCTAGTGTTATTACCTTTTTTAGTTTCTACTTGATGAGTTGTCGATGATGGAAACATAAACAAATTACCTGTTTCTACAGAAAACCACCAACTGCCAGAGTTCCAAAAATTAAATTTTGTTTTATCTGTTTCAGGTTTTATTTGTTCATAACCTTTACTATGAGTAAAAAGTATTTTATCATTTTTTACATCTGAATCAAAATACAATACACCAGATACTACTGAATTAGGATGTTCGTGTTTGTGATGATATTGATCTGCTTCAGTATAATTCAACCACGATTGAGTTATATAAAGTTCTACATTATTTTTAGGACATATAATTCTATTTAAATAATCTTCGCAACATTTATCTAAAAACTTTTTTATATTTTTAAATTCTTTTCTATTTAATATATAATTATCTTTTGTATTAATATTTCCCTCATTAATGACACAATGTTTTTTTTGTTCCTTTACAAATTGTAATTCTTGTTTTGTAAATCCTCTATCTATTTTTGTAGTATAAACAGGTGTTGGAAAAATTGATTGTATTATAGGTTCATTCATTAACTATGTCCAAATTACCAGATACAGATATTCTTTCTCCATCACTTGTAAAGCCATTTACAAAATGAGAAAGATTAGCTGGAAAAATAAATATTTCTCCAACTTGAGGAAAAAAAGCTTGTGTATTTATATTTAATTTTTCTTTACCAATTTTATTCATAAAATTAATTACACCAGGACCACTATTATTTGATACATTATTTTCATATTCTTTTTTTAAACTGTCTGGAATTTGCAAATATATAACAAATGAAACATCACAATCGTGAGTATGCATTGGATTTGATTCAAATTTTGTCATAAAATTTACCCAAGGTTTTTTATTTAAGACTAATTTTCCATCTATTTTTAAATCCCAATGTTGATGAATAGTTCTCTTATAACTTTCTACGTAAGGTTCTATAATAGAAAATAATTTAAATCTATCTATTGAGTATTCTTCTTTAATTATTCCAGCTAAATAGTCATTACACTGTTTACTTTTATCTTTTAAACAAATTTCTTTTATTTTTTTTACCTCATTATCATTCATTTTTGCTTTATAAAGAAAAGGTCCAAAATAATAATAATTATATTGAATCATTAAAAAACCCAAGATACAAAAGAGTATCTTATACCTTTCTTTATTGGTTTAACTAAATGTGGATATAAAAATACAGATGGAAATATTATAACATCCCCAGGTTTAAATTTTATTTCATAGTCATCAAACATTATAAATTCTCCACCTTCATAATTATCATTTAAAACTCCTACAATACTTAAAATTGGTATGCCTTTAATTTCACCATCAAATATATCGTGAATATGATCGTGATGTTTAGCCATTGATTGACCTTTATCATATTTATTAAACCTTAAGTCTGTATAACCTTTCCAACTAGAAAAGTTTTTTGCAATTTTATCAATAACAATATATCTTTCTATAGCTTTCCAAGTTAATAACATTAACTCGTCTCTATTACTTAAATTATCTATTAAACAAACTTCAAGTTCTTTGTCTCCGTGTAAACTTTTTTTGTTATATGATTTTGAGTTTGTCCAGTGGTGTTTTTGCCATTGATCCCGAACATTTAATTCTTTTATTATTTTATCTAAAGTATTGTTAGGAATCCAATTATCTAAATGAAGTATATAATCTTTTAAATTTTTCATCACCACCTTATGAAAATAATAATATGTTATTTTCTAGGAATTGTCAACATCCCATTGTTGAGTTGTTTCATTCCAACGATATTTTTGTCCATCGTCTGGTTTAGCAACTGGTGGATCCCAGTTACAAGTTTCCTCATTAAATACCCAACTATCATAAGATCGCGGTGGTATGAAAGCATCTCTTGCTTGATCATATTTATAACCTATACCAGCGTGATTTTTTCTAAATGCTTTTGATTGATCGGCTGATTCAACTTTAATATCATTACCATTTTCGTCTTTGGTATATGTCCAATGTTTTCCTAAAAATGTATTGTAAGATGTTTGTTTCCAAATATCATTAGTTTTATATAGATTATTTAAAAAATCTACACCAGCTTGTTCAGTTGTTGCAATATCATTTGAAACAAGAACTATTGTCTCTACTACATTACCAGGTCCTAATCTTGCGAAACGTGCCATTATGCTGTGTAACTCCCACTTGCGTTATATGTTAATATTGTATCTGAACCAGATGTTGTAACTGTTGGAGAACCTGATGTAGTACCTGAATAATCAGACGTTGCCATTCTTAAAATAACAACTCCACTTCCACCTGCTTGTCCAATAAAACTAGGTCCAGTTCCTGCTGCACCACCGCCACCACCACCAGTATTTGCAGTACCAGGTGTTGCACCTGGAATACCTGGATCGGCTCCACCGTTTCCACCACCACCAGTTCCACCGGTTCCTCTTGATGGTCCTTGGTGTCCACCACCACCGCCACCTCTATCGGTCGCTCCATTTATAGCTGACGATAAACCATCGCCTCCTTCACCTGAACCGTCTGTATCTCCTGCTTCTCCAGCTCCACCACCACCACCTGCATCAGTAGTTGAAGATGAACCACCACCATTAAATCCTTGAGCAACAGTACCAGTTCCTGCAGCTCCACTTCTAATTGCTCCACCGCCAGAACCACCATCTCCACCATCATAGACTGCAGAAGGTGTATTTCCTGTACCTCCACCTCCACCACCCGCTGATGTAATTGTTGTGATACCTGTTCCTGAAATTGATGAAGCTACACCATCGTTTCCTCTAGCTGTGTTACCAGTTTGATTTGCTCCACCATCACCTACAGTAATCGTATAGACTGTTCCTATATTTAATTCTAAAGCTGTTTCAGAACTTGCTCCACCACCAGACGTTTCTGAATTATAAGAATTTCTATAACCACCAGCTCCACCACCGGCACCTCTATCATAACCGCCACCACCGCCGCCGGCTACAACTAAAAAATCTACTGTATAAGTTAATGGTTGTACATTGCTTTGTAAGCCATCATCAGTAACTAACCAACCTTTAGTGCCATCAACATATATTAATGTAGCTGCAATTCCTTCAGTTCCCATTTTTTTATTTTCTGCACTTCCACCAATTGGTTTACCATTTCTATTAATATTTAATACATTTGTATCAAAAGTGTTTGCATAATCTTTAAACGCTACCACATCGCCAGCGGTTGGTGATGCAGGTAAAGTTACAGTCACAGGTCCGCTAGATGTGTCTACAAAATAACCTTCACCAGCTACTGCTGTAAAATCTCCTGTCTTAACTGTTGTGCTCCAAGATGCAGAACCTGTTGCACCAAAATTTAATGCTGTGCCTTGGTTATCAATTGTAGCGCCACTAGGTATAGTTACAGTGTCTCCACTATCTCCTAATTGTAGACCTGTTCCAGATCTTGGACTTACTTTATTTACTTTTACTTCACTCATTTAAATCCCATTGTTGTGTGTCTTCATTCCAAACATATCTATTGTTATCATCTGGATACGGAATTGGTGCTTCCCAAATACAAGTTGTTTCGTTAAGTGTCCAACTATTGTAAAGTTTTGGTGGTATAAATGCATCTCTTGTTTGATCGTATGTAAAACCTATACCAGCATAATTTTTTCTAAATGGAGTACCACCTAATTTATGTTCTCCTGCTTTTGTATTATAAGATGTTTGTTTCCAAACATCTCTAGTATTATATAAATTATTTAAAAAATTCACACCTTGTTGTTCAGTTGTTGCAATATCATTTGATACTACTTCAATTTTTTCAACTTTATTTCCTACCCCTAATTTTGCGAAATGTGCCATTATGCTGTGTAACTCCCTGATGCATTAAATGTAATTATTGTGTCTGATCCACTAGTTGTAACTGTTGGACTACCTGATGTTGTACCAGAATAATTAGCAGTTGGAACCCTTAATATTACAACTCCGCTTCCGCCATCTGCAGCTCTACCAGCAGAAGCATCATCGCCTCCACCACCACCACCTGTGTTAGCAGTGCCATCAGTTGGGGGATATGATGAACTATTACCTCCGCCGTTACCTCCACCGCCATCACCACCTGGTATTGGGGATGTATTATCTATAGTACCACTTCCACCACCACCTCTTACAACAGATGAACCTGAAATTGTTGAAGCTACTCCATCTCCTCCGTAACCTTGTCCGTCTGTATTACCGGCCTCACCAGCACCTCCGCCAGCTCCACCTATTAAACTTGGGGCTCCAGTTCCGTTTCCTCCAGAAAAACCTTGATTAGAAGTTCCAGCAGCAGCACCACCATTAACTGTAGCAGCTCCTCCGCCACCTGATCCACCACTGCCTCCACTAGTAAGTCCTCCTGCACCATTACCACCACCTCCGCCACCGTTTGACGTAATAGTTGTAATACCTGAACCAGATATTACAGAATTAGAACCTGTAACACCTATTGCACCTGTACCTGTTGCACCAGCACCTCCAGCACCGACTGTTATAGTGTATGTTGATCCACCTTGTAATGTAAGTGAACTTTCAGATGAACCTCCTCCACCTGAAGTTTCTGAATTAAAAGAAGCTCTATATCCT